AGTTGCCAATGAATTATTGCATTTGTACCGTTTCTCTCATAACTTGTAAGGTTACCAAAACACACAAGGTTTTGCATTTGTGTCATGTCTTTTAAATCTATTGAAGGTCTTTCGCCATTGCCAAGTCCTACCCTGGAAAATCGCAATGTTGCACCTTCAATAGTTTTAAGCATTTGTGCCTGAGCATTTTTAGTAGGTTTCAATCGTGGAAACATCAGCAACACTCCCTTCCTCAATTAAAATATTTCCTTCATCATCCAAAAGCATATTCCCATCGTCATCAACAAACCATGTCGGAAAATCGGAAAAATCAATTTCTTCTGTTTCATGTCTAAAATGCAATCTGAATACAGAAATTTGTGCAAGTCCAATTATCGAATCGGTTTCAAATACAATATCGTAGAATTTTTTCAAATGTGCCGGTAATCTAATGTCAAGAATTCTTACATTTTCAACATAATCAGATATCGAATCTGAATATCTTGGAACTTTGAGCTTTATTCTCAATAAAAAATTGCCTTTCTCATCCTGTTCATCAAAAAAAGTCTCCGCCTCGAGATTATAACTTAAAGAAGTTTCTTTAATAACGGAAGAAGAAATCTTTCCATACCCTCTAAAATGGGCTGTAAGCACCTTTTTTCTATCATCCAATGACTGATTACTTGCAGGAATAATACTTAAAAATTCCTCAAGAGAGGCGACAGAATCATAGTCCATATAATTGATAAACATATTATTCAAGACTATCTCAAAAGCAATCTCTGCAATATCAAGAACTTTTCCTTGTGCCTTTAAAATTTCCTGCATTTCGTAAACTCGGTCATAAAATCGAGGATAATAACTTTTAATTAACTCATAGTTATTTTGATTATCCTCAAACCATAAGTACCTTTGATTGCATTCTGTACGTAAATATAACTTATTCATTGAAAACAATCTCCTTAAGGTTTGGAATTTCGCCTGCTGGAACTATGTAATTTAATGACTTGCCATTGATTAAAATATTTTCAAAATCTTCAACACCATTAGATGATGCTATTATTGAACTAACCTGTATAATTTTAACGGTTATATTTTTTTTGGCGTCATATGATTTTGTTAATTCAGAAAAATACTTTTCAATATTTTTTCTTATTACAGACAATACCTCTTCCTTGCTGATTCCTTCAGCAAAAACAGGATTTGATATTGTTATAGAAATATCATTGTTAATTGCTGTTACCGCTAAAAAATGTGCACCAATAGGAGCAATGCCCTCACCGATACCGTCACCAACAATTATTTCCTTGCCATCAACGGTAACTTTGGTATTACGTGTTATAGGGTCAATAAAATCCTGCACAGCCTTCACGATTTCAGTTGTACAGGGATGATTATTGCTATCCGTTAGAACTGCCTTAACAGTATTCGGACCGGCAAATAAAGGAAATATAGTTGCAGTACCTACACCCTTAATATTCTCACACCACGTCTTATATTGCTGTGCATTTGCATTCTCGGCTGGAGCAGAAAGCATTTCCTGAATTCGCAACCTGAAGGCATCGTCATCCTCTTCGTCAATTCCACTGCGTATGATATTTCCTATTGTAGCACTTGCCAAATCGTCAATTGTTTCAACAGGCAGAGCAGCAGTACCAATGGGAATGTTATTACTATTTGCACCCGGTGTTTCTGCCTCGATATAAAAACTCTCATCTTCATTCTGTCTAAGAACGAAATATAAGCCATCAACAATAAATCTATCGCCGTCCTCTATGTCAACTTCCTCAAATGGAATACCGACTGCAGGTGTGAGATTGATATTATATTGAGCAGTCTGCGCTTCTTCACGCTTTAATTTACTCATATAAAGATTGGCGGCAAGAATATCAAGATTTTCACCTGTTGCAGTTTGTACCGAACTTTGTTCAGATATAATATTAGCATCAATAAATAATTGAGCGAGCCTGTTTAATGAACCTGAAATGGCATCAAAAAAGACGCTGCCTTGACGAGTATCAATATCGTCAGGAGCGTCTTTAATAACCTGTTCGATGAGTTCTTCCGCTGTATATTCTTTAAAAAGTGCCATTATACCACCTCCTCAATTTGAATATCGCCGTAAATGGTATAAGCTGTAAATTTAATGTGCGCTTTGTCTTTATCAAGAGTTATATCAAAATCGCCTACATCAATAATTCTTTCATCAGGAAGTAACGCATCACTTACATAATCAGGAATAACTGTCTGCAGATATGCCTCGCTGCTGTCTTCTTCGATAACGTCCTCTTTTATTTCGCTTCCGTACTGATCGTCATAAATTAGGCATTTAAACCTTGGAGTAATCACTGCTTTAATTATTGCCTGTTTAATTGCATCTACACCATCAATCATACCGCCTATACGTCCTCTTTCAAAATCAATAGCATATGTCTTTGTAGGTATTTCATATTCACTCTCAATGTCATCTGTTGGAATTTCTGTTAATAAGTCATCATTTGCCACATCAAGCCCTCCCAACTATAAGATATAAATTTCCACCATTAATACTCAAAATAATAACATTTTCATTTTTTTGTAAAGCGTTTTTCAATGTAATGATATTCTCTTCGCCATTTATATCAACAGTGTAATCCTTGTCCTTTAAGTGTTCGGGAACTATCAGTAAAGCCTCTGAAACTCTCTGATTTGAGTCATTTTGTAATTCAACGGTAAGAGGTGAAGTGTTTATTACTCTGCCGTAAAATAAGTCTGTGCTTTCAGTAGTACAGGCTTGAACAAGTTGTTTTATGCTTGTTGCTGTCACTGTTACACCCCCTCAGTATTCAAGGTCAGTTGTTTTTTGTAATTTCAAAGACATAGTATATTTCTCCTTATCAAAAGTATGCGTATCCGATACAATATAAAATGATTTCTTTATTTTCATATCAGGAATAATCGCAAATGCACCTCTGCCGGTTATCATTGATGTTAAACCCAAAGCAGTTATATTTAATATTTGCTCTGGTCTTTTGCTTTCCTTCAAAAGAGAATTTGCTAATGATTTTAACTTGCTTTTTTTCTTTGTAGTTTCTTCATCAGGCTTATTTATGTCCTGGAATATGCCGATATTCTGTTCAAGTTCAGCGTCTTTTGCCGATGCAAGAATTTCATTCTTTCCTGAATATAATTTTATTCGTGTCTTTACCTTTTCAATGCTATTTGAAAAATTCCACGAAATAATATTTGTATCCGTTTCAAGCAACCATTTAACAATATTCTCTCTACGGACAATCAGATTGAGTTTATCATCTGTACAAGTAACAGCATGACGAATTCCTGTGCATTTATATTCTTCCTGCAATGCTGTTTGGATAACATCCCATGGTGTTGTTGATTTTGATATTTCATCAATTACTTTTTTACAGGAACATACAGAACCTATGCTGACACCAAATCTCTTGCATACGTCTTTAAATATCGCATCTGCCTTTTTCTTTTTGTAATGAAAAGCATCTTTGTTATTAGAAAGACGTATGCCGGCATCAGCAGCCTTGAATGTCATTATTTTTTTATTACTATTGCTTGTTTTCAGGATTAACCCTTTAAATAAAGTCTCATTCTTGTATTTAAAGATACAATGAAATCCTTTAATAACATTAATATCGGCACGTTTAAATTGAGGTGAATCTAAAAGAGTTACCTCTAAAGTGCGTGAAGGAGTACCATCTCGGCCAGACCACACAACCTTCTGTACAAGCTGTGATATATCAAATAAATTATTGCTATTTTCATAAATAAGCACTTGCATTAATGTTGACATAATAACCCTCCTGCTTATTTAGGCAATTCAAGAATTGTACCTGGGAAAATCCAATGTCCTGTTGAAGACGATTTATAACCGTGTTGTTTGGCTGTTTTTTCGATAACAGTTTTATTAAGATTATAAATCTCTTTCCACCTATTTGAATTTCCCAATTCTTTTTTTGCAATATTATATAAGCAATCACCACTTTTAACCTTATAAGTTTTAGCAGTTGGCTTAGTTGAGGTACGTTTTTTATTACTTGATTTTGTTGTTTTTTTATTATTGGTTTTAATTTGATTAACTGTAACAGAGCGATACTCCTTAAAAGTAATCGAATATTCAATTACTCCCGGGTCCTCTCCGCTTTCAGAATACTCAAATTTATCAACAATAACATTTACCGTTATACCTAAGAACTTATTGTTTGCACGTGCAAGAACAAGTTTCACAACTGATTTATCATCAATAAACTTTAGTATCTGTGATACGTAAGTTTTCGAGCTGCTTACTTTCTTAGTAGAGCCGCTGAATGGATATAGCGGAAATATGGATGAAAACGAGTACTGTGCCGCTTTTCGTCCCTGTTTAATAATAATGTCGCCAAAATCAACAACAGAAACAGAGGAGTTCCCTGAGCTGTAAGACACCTTGATTTCCTCGGGTAAAACTGGAATTTGGAGTTTTGTTTTACCGTATTTAATATACATTTCATCAGTAGTCATATGAGCCCTCTCCCTCCTCTGCTATTTCTTCAGACAGGATATTGAATAATACATCTGCAATATTCTCCTGCAATAAATTAACAATTTGTTCTTTATCAACATTACCTGAAAAAGATATTTTACCGTTTCCATTCAAATCAATATGTATCGTTTTTTCGGTGTTTTGAACAGGTGTTGAAGTATTAACAACAGGTGCTGTGTAATAAGGAATTGTTTCCGTAGGCGGAGTATCATAATACATATCACCGACAGCCTCAACAATCTTCATCGTTTCGGAATGTGGAAATACTGTTGCTCCTGCATGGTCTACAACAAGTTCAGGACCGTACTGATCACCAGCAATAAACGCTGATTCTGCATTAGTTGTACCTTTTGCGTGTTTCGGTATTTGAGGACCTGTCGCACCGCCACTATTTAAAGCAGCGGCAGTTGCATTTGCAACAGCACCAGCAGCATTAGTTGCCTTATCTGAATTAGCTCTAATACTTGCTGCATAAGCGGTTATCATTCTCGTAGCAGCATTTTTAGCCTCTTGCGATACATCCATTTTACTTACTGTATCTTCAGTTTTGGCAACAATATCATCCATTTTTTTAGAAAATTCCGTTTGAAAATCTGCTACTTCTTTAGCCGCTTCACTTTCTTTTTCTTGAACAGCCGCTGCCGTATTAGCAAGTTTTGCTACTGCTTCAGTATTTCCCTGATTGATATTATCAACCATACTTTTAGCAAGTCCTGCTGCTTCAGCACTTCCGTCTTGAACATACGACATTAAAGCATTATAATTTTCTTGCGTTATTCCTAAATCCTCAGCTGATGTATTTCTTAATGTACTGATATTTGATGCATACGCATCCCAATAAGCCAATTGTGAATCTAATGCCTGTTGTGCATTAGAAACAGTTGCATCCAAACTTGCAGATGCTTCGTCAAATATACCATATTGCCCCGAAAAACTTTCATAAGCCGCCGTATATGCTTCTTGATAAGATTCTATTAAAGCATTAACTTCACCATTAGTAGCAGCGATTGCTTCACAAAAAGTATCTTGTGCAACACTACCATCACTAAGTTGCATAAATGCATCTGCCTGAACTTGAGTTACATCTTCTATTTTACCTTTTGTTTCATCAACTGCACCTTGTAATTCTTCCAAGTTTGCTTTTGCTTCATCAAGAGCGTTTTCTTCATCTTTAGTGAATATTAAATGATCAAATAATCCTATTTGACCTCCACTCTGAGTCATTTGAGCACAGTGCTCTGCATATGCTGCTTCCGCTTCATCATAAAGTTTTTGAGCATCTGCAACCTGTTGTTCAGCAATTTTAACTTGGAACTCTTCGTTGCCTAACTGGTCCTGCAATTCACTGATATTATCTTTTGCCTTATCATAAGTTTCAGATGCATTTATAGCATTATAGTATTGCTTTATAGCATCTGCACTTTTATTAATCTTTCCAGTTTGGGAATCAAAAACAAGATTTAAATCAGTAACTTTATCATTAAGCAAATCAACTACTATACCTAATTCTGTGTTTTCAGCTGCTGTGCGATTTGTTTTTGAAGAAAGTTCAGACATTCTATCTGCCAAATTTGAAACGACCTGACCTTCAACGGCATGCGATTGTATGATATCATTACTTTCAGATATTAAATCGTCGTGCTTTTGAATAGTTGCATCAACCTGTGCTTCCCATTCTTCCATAGTTAGCCTATTGGCTTCAAACACACCTGTGGCAATTTCGATATTAGTAGCAAGTTCTACCGCTCTATCGGATGTTTCACCCTCTGCCGCTGCAACTTCATCATACTGTGATTGCAAATTCTGCAATTCGTTATACTGTTCTTTTGATGATGCCGTAAGGGAATTATATTCCTCATTAGCATCTTCCATAACATTTATAAGAACCCCTGCGGCAGTTACAACACCTGTAATAACTGGAACGATCCAAAAGATTGGATTTGCGTTCATTGCAGCATTAAATGCAGTTTGTATAACCGTACCATACTTGGTAACAGCATTATAAGCGGTTACGCCAATGGTAAGAGCAGCCACACCAACTGTCGTACCTGTTACAACAGCGGTAACGGCTGGTGCTTTTTCAAGAAAGCCTCCAACACCGTCAAAAATATCGGCAGTCGCACTATAAACATCTTTTAAAGAACTGTTTAACTGATCGCCGATAACTATACTTAAATTCTTTGCAGAGTTGTTCATACGATTATGAGCAAACTCTGTCGTATCTGCCATTATGGCATATGCTGAGGCAGTTGCACCGGTACTATTTTCAACAGCCTCAAGATTTGTATTAAATTGGTCTAATCCCTGATTGATGATAGCCATAGCCGCTTTACCAGCCTCCTGACTACCAAACATATTTATCATTGCTTCGGAGTTTCTGCCTACTCGGTCATAAACAACACCGAGAACATCCGCAAGGGATTTACCTTCATTCATCAATTGTCCAAACGATTGACCTGTTTCTTCTCTTAAAACCTTGCCAATTTCAGAGCCAGTATTACCCAACTCATTGAGCATACCTGACAAGTATGTAGTACCCTCTGCAGTATTGATACCTGCCTTAGTAATGGATATATAACCACTTTCTACATTTCCGAGTGAAACATTATAGGCTGCAGCTGTACTGATTGCTTTACCCATTTGAGCAGCTAATTGGTCTACTGTTGTAACACCTAAGTTTTGAACAGTAATCAGTGAATCAGAAACATCTGATACGCTTTTGATTTGGTCGCCATAGCTGTTCATTGCTGTTTCAAGAACGGATAAAGCAGAAGACTCATTTGTAAAACCAGCAGTGGCTAACTCGGATGCGGTTTTAGCCATATTAACAGAATCTTCAACAGCGGTACCAGCGGAAATTGCATTATATGCAACATCCGTTAAATCGGTTGCGTACTTTCCTGTGTCAGATGATAATTGCTTAATATCACTTGCCAAACCGCCGACCGCTGAACTACCTGAAATTGTTTCAAGTTTTGCGGTCATGCTTTCAAGTTCTTCGGCATTGTCTGCGCATTCTTTGAAACCGTCTGCAATTTGCTTTAAGCCGGCAATAATACCCGCTGATGTAATCACTTGCTCTAAATCACCTATGGCAGTTTTTGATTTATCACCAAAACCTTCGGTTTCCTCTCTTGTTTTCTCGACTTCTTCGCCAAGACCTTCGACATCCTCTGCAGTATCTTTTGCTACATCACCCATAGCATCTACACTATCAGCCGTATCCTCAAATGTTTTCTTTACTAAAATACCCTGTTCGACTAATTCATCATCTGTCGCACCAGTCATATCGTAAAAATTCTTCATTGAGTCGCTAACATCATCAGCCCATACAAGTGAAGCATCTCTTAATTGGTTTAAATCACCACCTGCGGCAACCGCACATTTTTGCAAATAATCTATATTAGCGGCAACCAAATCTCCGCTTTTAGACATCCTTTCATAAGCGGTTGATGTGTTTGCTGCCCCCAGCTGGATATTGTTCATAGCAGCCTTGCCGGCAGCACCCATATTATTAAAGCGGTCACTTACTCTATCAACAAGTTCAATCGTTGCTTTTAAAGACATCTAACCACCTCACTTACTATGCCGACTCTTTTTCTCTGTTTTCAGCAATCACTTTTTCTGAGGCAATATACAAACTCTTAAGCCTTGAGGACATTTTGAAAAAATCCTCAAAACGCAAGCCGTGATTTTGCCATAAAATGTGAGCCCAAAAAGTTTCAGAGCCTGCATAGTTAATTAGTTTTTTGCCTTATCAATATCACTTTCAGTTTTTTCTGCATTTTCATCAGGTTCTGCAAAGCCATGCAAAATATTAAAAGCATTAACTACATAAGCAAGGTCATTAGAATGAGGAAATACCTTTAACGGCATTTCAATTGCATTAAGACAGTTATAATGATCCAATAATGCCTTGTCTTTCAAATTCGGATAAACAAGCGATTCAACAAGCATTTCCTGCATTGCCGTCAGTCCGTCGTATGTTTCATCAACTGCAACAGTACCATTTGAAAGAATAATAGGATGACCTGTCTTTTCATCCTTGACAATTGTTCTTTTCTGCCAATGCTTTCTGATCTCACGAATTTCTGCTTCTGTAAGAATACGGAAAATAAGCTGCAGGCGGTTACCGTTCTTATCAACAAAACTTGCAGGGGCAGGATAGGTAGCCTCTGTTGGTGTTGTATCGTGCATAAAATATGAAAGGTCAAGACTTGCATCATTTGTTTTATTCATTTTAATAATCTCCTTAATAGTAAAAATTAAAGCCGGTCAACAAGACCGGCTATGTATTTATTGTTTAACTGAAATTAACATCAAAAGCGTTAAAGTTGAGTTCATCGTCAAGAACATCACCCTCTGCCTCCAAATTAAGCAGAGTTAAATCACCTGTTAAAACACAGCCTACTGCAGTAACAGTTTCTGAGCCATTAGCCTCGTAATAGTCAGAATCCTTATCACTCTGTATGCCCTGAATGGTAAACTCAGGTGTTTTACCACTTTTTAAATACTCCTGCAAGATTTTTCTTGCCCAAGGAGTTTTTCTACGACGTTTAATAGTGCCGTCATAAGTAACATTTTTTATTCTTGACGAGCGTTTACCCCTTGAACCGATTGTTTTACCAGTCCACGTATCAAAATGTGCAATAATCTTACAATCAACACCATCATAGATTTTCACACCGTCGATATAAATTTCGCCTTCCGTCAAAAGAATAGGTCTCTCATTGTATCTTTTCTTTTTAGCCACTTGTTACACCTCCCTTAATTTGTTGAAACGCTATAATAGAACTTATCTACACTGTCAACAGGCTGAATACCAAGATTAACAAATACGGAATCACCTGATGATGCAGTTCTGTCAACAAGGAAATCACCATTTTCAACGTTCTTGATTGCACCTACACGTGCAAAATCGGCAAGGATTGAAGCACCAAGTCCGTCAACCATATCATAGCCTTCCTCAGTACCGTCAATTTCAGCAATACGAATCTCAGCTTTAATTCTGTCCTTAATAGCATCAAAAGTACGAATTACACGGTTTTTCTTGTAACTGTCATCCTGAGTTTCTGAAGGATTAACAAGCGTATTAATGTCATATTCAACAACAACCTCGCCATCCTCGGAAAGCGTAAATATGAATGTACCCAACTTAATGCCTTCCTCAACAGTTTCGTTATTAAGCAAATTGTCATTATCAAATCCTGTTGCACCCGGATAAACTCTGTTTGTATTGCTTGTAAGTTCGTCTGAAGAAGCAGCAACAGCAGCAACAAAAGCCGCAGCCTGTCCAATGGTCAACTGTTTTCCATCCACAATAGGAGCATTACCAACACCGTCAATACCGATATAATTAGTACCTTCAACAAAAGGCATCGCCGCTCTTATTGTCTTTCCTATAACCTCTCTGAGATACTTTATTTTAGATATAAAGGCTGTTGAGATTTTATTAAATTCATCTGAATCGTCTATAGGAAGACAAACTGCATTAAACTGTGTATTATCAAGCGAATCAAGAAAGTCCGTGAAATCACCGTTACTTGACTTGCAGTCCTCACCGTTTGTCAGGGTTACACCTGCAATTTCGGTCGGTGCAGTGTCTGCGCCACTTGCAGTAGCCATAAAATCAACAAAAGGACAATCAATTTTTGTAATATCAGAAATCTTTTCACAGTCTGTGTACTCGTATTTGAGTTCATTTCTGTAATAAACCGAAACATTGTATTTTTCAGTTATTACGTCCTTTGCTACAGAAAAACGAATTTCATTACCACAGGTACCAGCGTATTTTGCAGTAGCCGTAATACCGCCGCCTGTTCCTGTAGCCTTCACACCTTCTGAACCCACAATATAAACCTTAATATGTGAACAGGCTTTGAAAGCCTCTCTGATTAAGAGCATATTGTCGTTATCGTCTGCAACATCAAATCCCAAACTTTCTGAAATGGAATTGATATTCTCAGCCGTAACATCAATATACGTTTTAGTGGGTCCATACGGATGATTTATGAAAGGAATAACGGTAATTCCGTCATTCTTTGAAATCTCAACAGGCTTTTTGCTTTTGAAATTAAAATAAGTACCAGGACGCACCTTAGGTTTACCCGGTGTAAATGTACCGCTACCAGCCATTACTTATTACCTCCTTTTCCAATCGGCTGTTTAAGCCAGCCGTTAATTTTTGTTTTTATTTCCTCAATGGTAAAATCGCCAGCCAAGCCTTTGGTTGCACCATCAAAGGTAGAAGTAGAAACTTTAAACAGTTTCAAGCAGTTTGCTCTTAACACTGCAAGAGAAAACTTGCTTTCTTCTTTGTTTGCTTTAGCATTAGCCATAACAAATAGCCTCCTAAATTATTAAAATATTGTCTGAATCATCTATCAGCAAAACACCATTATCATCAACAAGATACTGCGTTATTTTTCCATTTGCAGAGAGAGAAACCTTTACATCTGATACACACGTCGGCTCTACGCCGATTTCAGAGTAATGATTTCTTTCTTCCCAATTTAAAGAAATTTGATATACTGCACCATCCAACTGCTTTATCTCAGGTGGTTTAATGCGAATACGTTTATTACCGTCTGCCGTTCCGTCCTCATTCAAAATAGGTATATAAAAACGATTGCCACACAAATCCATTTGAATCTGTGCAGCAATCTCATAAGCCTCTTCAATTGATTTAGCCATTATTTTCACATACCACGAATACGAAAGAAGGAACGATGTCAATGTATCGTTAAAACTGTTTACAATGGGATTTGGAAAGTAAATCGCAGGCAACTTTAACTCCTGTGGCATTTGATGAAATACAGGATTTAAAGCAATGATTTTTGAACCTGATTTATGCAGGAAGTTTGCAATAGATGCTAAGTATTTATCTTTAATCATTTTGCTATCCCCCTAAAAACTTTGAAAGATACTCTTCAAGCCACAGTTGAAATTTAGCATCAACATATTTTTTCATATCCTTATCCATTAACTGTTCAGCTATGTCAAAATAATGAGAACCTTCCCACCATTCACCATTTTTGAGATGATGACCTGTGTTTACCCAATCTGCATATTTAATCGTTGAACCAACCTCAATTTTCAAATTGCCATACTCATCCCAAAAATTATTTTCATTTCCAACGCTGAAACTTTCAATGAGTAATGAGGTTTCTATATTGTCCTTAATTTCAATTTGCTCTTGAACGCGTCGTAAAAATTCAATTCCAATACCCTCAAGAAAAATTTTTGCCTCTTTTTTGAAATCTAAACCTGCACTTGATAATACATCTACAAATTCCTGCCACTCACCAAAATCAACAATTAAATCAGCCATTACAAAATCACCTGCTTTGCTGTTCTTGTCAAAACAACTGTAATATGATGACCTTTAATTTTGCTCGGCAGAGTAACAGTATATTCAATGCCGGTATCACAATCGATCACCTTATCATTTGTGCGAATATCCGTATCAATAGGCAAAGATAGTTTTCTTGTAATCATCAAATCATTATTAGGCTCTTTTTGCGTAAGAGAAACAGAATTAGATTTGTTATGAAAGTGACAACGCAAATCCACAATATCAGGAACATCAGAATACTTAAATGTGGTATCACTTTCAGCGAAACCATATCCAATTTGTTCTTTTTCAGTAACAATATGGTAGATGTTACATTTATGATTAAAAAAATCCTCAAACATATCAATCACCCCTTAGAGTTTCCTCATACGCATAGTAACTGTACCGTTTGCCTGTATATTAACATATTCATCAAGCAACGAAGGCAAATCAAGGTCCTTTATGTCCAAGATTGTACTTTCAGCAGTATATGAATAATCGTCAAAGGTTTCACTTTTCAATTGCTTTGTACGTTCGACTGCATTATGCGCATATAATTCAGATAAAAGGATTACAGCCGTTCTTACTGAAGTTGGCAATGCAGAACATTTCTCAAACGTATTATGCGTGTAATCAATCACGTACTGCTCTGCTCGTGAAATATCAATAGTGAGTTTGACATCCGTTCTTTTTTGAACAGAATCAAACTCACTATAATCTCTTACCTCTTTCGGAGTTACCCAAGGTCTTTTAAGTTTTTCATTTTCAGGCATAATTAAACCCCTATTACTCGAAAAGGCTGTCGATTTCACCGTCATCAGCAAGTGCAGCCTCAATAATAGCAATGCGTTCACTCTGATTTTTGCAGCCGGATACATCAATGTTATGTCCATTAGCAAAAGCAATAAGGTCATCCTTATTAAACTGTTTCCAATCCTTAGGCTCTTCCTTGTTGGTGCCGTCATCAGCCTGACCGCCATTATTGTTCTGGCCGTCATTCCCCTTTTCTGCCTTCTCAACAATTTTGAAATAGCCGGTATCAACGGCAGCAAGAGCAGTTTCCTCATCATCAACTGTTATGTAAGGATTTTTAGAAGTAGCCGATACAATACCGTTATAAGAAAGTCCTTTGATAAGTTTTAACTTAAACATTTTCATTCCCTCCGATTATTTAAGACCTGTGATAATACCGCAGGCATCAAGCTCTTCGATGATTGGGTCAACATCAAAATGAACAACATAAAAGCGCTTATCTTCCATAATTGCTTTTTCGCCCTCAGTAGTTTTTCTGATTTTCATTGAATAAGAATTACAAATAACAAGATTTTTAGGGTCGCAAAGAAGGATTTTATCATCTTCAAGGGAAGAACAACTGATTGTAGGAATTGAAGCCGGATTTTTGAAAACACCATCGGATACAATTCCACCGTGCTGAATCATCTGTTCAAACAAATATTTTTCCCATTCCTGCTGACGACGTGGAGACATAACCCAACGAAGTTTACCGGTGTTGAACTTATTAGGAATCTGCTCCAACATATCATAATAAACTCCAATGCCCATTGCACCATTGTTTTTAGATGAACGATCTTCAACATGCGCACCATTCAACATCTGCTTAATCCAGCCGTCATTGAGTTTCAGGAAATCATAATCAGGATCATCACTTGAAGCATTTTCATCACCATTAAGACAAAGGTCTTCAGTATCAGCACCAACCTGAGCCGTCATAAGGTCAGTTATTGTTTTTTCAAGTGGTTCGCCCTCAATATTTTCTCTCAATGTTTCTTCGGTAATTTCCCAAGGAAGCCTTACAGGCATACAAGAATATTTGATAGCAGAAGTTTTTACACCTGCTCTGTAGCCGTCATCGACACCTTCTGTTTTTGCTCTTAAAATACGTTTTGCAATACCGATTTTATCAATTTCACCATTGCGCTCTCTTCTCATTTCACGACGAACGAGTTTCAAAAGGTTCTGCTGTTCAAAAGACTGTTTAAGAAAGGTCTTAGCCTGATAAGGTGACAAAAGACCAGCATTTGACATTGAACCTGTGTTAATTGCATCTTTTACAATTGTTCTATTGCTAATAGCCATAGTTTAATTTCCTCCTAAAATAAAAATTAGCCGATATTAAAACATACCAGCCATATAATGTGGTTCGCCCTGTGCCTTAGTTAAAGGCTCGCCATTTAAGTTCTGCGAAATACCTCTCTGTGCGAGAATAGGTGCCATTGCCTTTGCAACTGCATCTGTAACTGTCTGCTCAAGGTTTTCAGCAGTTACCTCGGTTGGCTTGCTTTCAGGCTCCATTGCCTTTTTAACAGCCTCCTCAACCATCTTTGTGATTGTGTCAGTTGTTATTGCTGTGTCAACAGCCGGTGAGACCTGTACAGGCTGTGTTGCCTGAGGTGCCATTGCTTTTGCGATTGAATCATCAATCATTTTCTGAATGTCTTTTGCGTCCATATTTGTTTCCTCCGTTTCTTCGGTATCCTTAAGGAGTTTACCGAGTGATTCATAAGCGTTTTTGAGTTTTTCTCTGTTTGTAGAACTGATTTTTTTACCTGCTTTTTCAACAGGTTCAAGAGCCTTAATGATGCTATCCTCAGTAAGAATCTGAGTAACAATATTATTAAAGTCCTGAAGGGCATCTCTGATTGTGTTTTCATCCGTTACAAAGCCGTTGTAATGTGGATATAAAACATCCTGCAATGTAAAGAATGCAGTATCAAAGAGTTGTCTTTTGGAGCGTGTTTCAAAGTTACTTGCAACAGCACCCTTTTCGACAACATCAAAGCCGAACAATTCACCGAGTTTCTTGAACAAGCCTTTTTTGTGTGTTTCTGCACTGTTCTTGGTAATATCGTCATCCGTATCGGAATACTTACCGACACCACCCATTGAAAAGCCAGTGATTTCGCCCTTTTCAATCGAATCCCAGACATCTGTGTCTGTGATTTCCATAGTCATTAACCAAGTACCTTTCTTGATTTCTGTATCACCGATTTTACAATCAGATTTTGCAATCCAACTTTCAACGACATCTACACCCTCACACTTTTCAAATGTGTGCTGCAAATCCACTTTATTGCCGTTTTTGGCATACCAAAAGGCTGCCTTTTGGATTTCTTCCTCTGTCATATAATTGCCGTGTGCATCCTCTGCCATAGGCTCATATACAATACCTGTAACAAAATGCGAATCCTTATCAGCCTTAACAATCTTTCCATAAGTAGAAAAATCTGCCTGACCGTCCTTCGCCTTAGTTATAAGAAACTGCTTTTTATTTGCAGCCTTGTCAACCAAAGATACAAAACTGATTTTTGCATCAGTAATAGCAAATGCTTTCTGTATATCCATTGTTTTCACCTCCCTTCGCTGAAATAAAAAAGCGACTGAATAATCAGCCGCCGGGCGCAATCAAAAGATTGCAATAAAAAAAGCCAATATGCAGTTTTACCTACACATTGGCTTTAATTAACGATATTTAATTATATAAGTAGGAATACTTATTCTTTAGAGCAGTAATTTTATGAGCAGTTTCTTTATGAATTTTTGTTAAAGGTCCATCTAAGCCTTTTATAGCAGATACCCCAAGTTTTTCTTCAGCGGATATTTCTTCAGCAATAATTCTATCCAATTCTGCTTTGAATTTTGAATAATCCTTATGATTGGTGTTTAACATTTATTATTTCCCTTTCATAATCAAATTTATATTCTTTTGACAAAAGCTTAATGACTTCGTGATACCCATCTTCATCAATATCAAAATCCTCTTTTGTTATTGACAAATTAAGGATTTCATTACGAAAAAGACTTTTAAACTTAGAAACTATTTTATTGAAATCAATATTTCTTGCAGTTTTTGATGTACGTTTCATTATGTATCGATATTTATAATCTGAGGCAATTGAACATTGCTCTTGGTAATGTAAAAAAAACGCCACATCATCTGCACTAAATGAAAAATTTGTTTCATTTTTTGGATGATTATGATATGAATAAGAACCTCTAAGTGATGAACCATTCTTCTGTGTTTCAATCAATTCTGAATAAACGTAACCTGAAGTTCCTTTTAATGCCCAAACTTTACCGTCAGATGTAACAACACAATTTGCCTCATACGACAGGTTCTTTGCTTGACTTTCAAATTCATTCAATACATTTATTATACCATTTTCATTCTTAAAATCAATAGTTTTTAAATGCACTGGTTTATCTTTTTCACTTATTGTATTATCAGTTCCCGCTGAGTGACCTTTTTTATTAGACTTTTTCCAATTATCATCAATAGTTTCAAGACTTTCTTGCTGTAATTTTGTTCGCTCTTCAATAGTGAGACCAAGCACCTCATCTCTAACTATAGGTCGCATAAGACAATGGCAATTCACACTTTCACTCGCAGGAAGAATCGGATCACGCGGAAACATAGGATAATAAGTAATGCCATCTATGCCAATCATTTTAAATGGTTTGTTTTTTTGAACTATTTGACCGCTCATATCTTGGTGATTTGAACGTGGCTTACTTCCTGCACCTGTATGATGCCATTCTTTTCTATCAACAGCTGGATTTTGAGAATATGCTTCCTGCTGTGCCACACTATGTGCTCTTAAAGTTTCAGTAAGAGCAACTCTTCTTGCTTGCCAACCAGTTTCACGTATTCCATCGTTTTGAATATCTTGAGCAATTTCCTTAACTCCTTTTCCATTACTGATTCCATCAGTAAGAATTGTTTCAAGTTGCTTGGTAGAATTTATTTTCATCCATTCACCAAGTCGGGTGCTATGTTCTCTTATCCACTGTTCTTGCCTATCAGTCGTTATACCTTTTTTAATAAGTTGTAATTCAGAATCAATATCATTAAAATAATTTTTCGTTAAAATCTTTAAGATATCTGATAATTTTGCACTAAAAACTTGATATAAAAAGTTATCTATAAAATCAGTTCCCTTAAACCAATTCCATTGATTATTAAAAAAGTCCTCAATATTCTCCGATTTCTTTAATAATTTCAAAAAATATTTAGTTTCATTATCGTAAATAGCCACAATTTCATTTTCAAGTTGTTCTGAAAACGAAATTGTTTCATCAACATTTTTATAGCCTTGCTGCTTAAGTTTCTTTTTCAGTTTGTCATTAACCTTTTTTATGTAATCGTCTATGGCTTTGATTAAAGCATCACATTCTGAACAATACATTATGCCACCTCGGATAATTTATTAAGTGCTTTTCTAACCTCTTTCAGTACACTTACAATTTCATCATCACCTGCTGTCGCTGCTTTCTCAATAGTAGTATCAAGCTGAGTAGATACAGATTGTGCATTATTAGAGTTGCTCTGTAATTTTGCATAGGCAAGCGGAATATTCGCCCACTCACCCTCATAATCTTCTGATGTTTCGCCAAGCTGTTTATATAAGATTTCTTTTGCCTTATTAGGATCGAGACCTCCTGCTGCACTGCATACAGCAAGTATTTTAGCAAGGTCATCAATATTGCTTAAATCAGGACTATTAAACACATACTCAACATACTTGAAATTATAACAAGCAAACAATTTGTTATTTATCTGCCAGGCAAGTGATTTCCTTTCAGGAATAAATACCTGCTGTTCGGTAATCTCAATAGCGGCCTGTGCTGTTGCTCTGTTAAAATCCTGTGTGTATCCAACATATAAATCAGGCAGGCGGAATGAAGACTGTACTTTTCGACGTCCATTGTCAATGTAATTTTGGAACAATTCATCATTTTGAAGAATAGAAGCAAGGTCTTTCAATTCGACTGTAGGTTTTTGCGTACTTTCAAATTGACTATTTGAATCATCTTCTACCTCAAGCAATAAGAAAGCATGCTGTCCGTTTTCACCCTGTATAGAATTAACATAGTCCTGCAATTTGCTATAACTATCATCGGACAATGTTCCACCGCTGAGAACAATAGCAAGAGGAGTATGTCTGCCATTGATGAAATATCGGTAATTGAGCTCCTCTGCTTTTCTGCTGCCGTCCAGGTTTAATATCTGACCGAACCAACGGGGCATTCCATAATCTCTTGTTCCAATTGCAAATTCAAGGATTTCGTTTGCCGCTAACTTGCATTCTGCGCCTTCGCCGACATACTCGCCTGTTGTTGCATCCATAAGTCTCGGATCACCAATCTCTTTAAAGAACACAGTTTTACCATTCTTTTCCTGACGATACTTACAAAACTTTTTCTTTCTGGTTTTCTTTTTGCCGTTATAAAAAAACGGCACATCCTGAGCTGTAGATTGTTCAATAGTTTTATTGATTGTTTCAACATCCTTTATCAACTCAACCTGAACTACATTTCCACCAACATCTCTTATAACCTCAAGATAGGCTATTCCGAACGTTTCTCTTAATTCAATAAGGTCCTCAAACACTTCTTTAATATCCTTATCCATATTAAGACATTCGAGGATTTCCTGAGCATACTCAAACTCACTTTTCATCTGCTTTGTTTCAGTATCATAATCGTCCTTATACTGGACGCTGATACCAAAGCCGGCAATATTTGTTTTATAGGCCGTTCGGCATTGGGGTACAATCGTGCTTTCGTCTGCAAGCGCCCTTAATCCATTCATTGCAAGCGGCGGTGTTATCCACTCAACATTATTAGCCGTATCATCATTAACAGCCAGTGGCATATCAGCTTTAGCAATATTCATTATTTCAGTTGATGCCGGGTCAGTCATCTTAATGACTTTAACATCAACCTTAGGTTTTGAATTACTCATTTTCTTTTATCCTTCTTTCCTTTTTTAGTCTTAACAGGCATACATACAAGTAAAATGCTATCTGCCTCATCAGGAGAATGTCCTATTCGTTCTTTCATTTTTTCTTTACTTTCAATCTTTATTTTAGATTTAGAAGTAAATTCATATTTTCTCATACTCAGCTGAGCAACCAAATCATTATCATTAGGAAGAATTACATCAACTTCCTTTTCATTTCCTTCATCATCAACAGAGGATATAAGTTCCTTAACAACATTCATCATAAATGTTGTTGTATCAGCAAAGTATTTATGTTTTATCGGATTGCCAAAGAGAATAGGAACAATCATCATATTGCCAAAACGTTCGGGGTCATTACGTTTTAACTCCCTGAGTTTATCGGTAACACCCCCACCAAGACCACCATCATCAACCTTTACAGGTACTTGTCCTGTAAATTTATACTTTTCTGTTAAGATAAGAAACAATGTTGCAACCTCATTAGCAGTACGCATAAGGTCTTTTCCAATATAAGATTTATAGATTTCAACCTTTTTATTCACCTTGAAACTAATAACGGTCTTGTCATCACCGAAACGTGCAACGTCGCAACCTATATCAATACTTGTTATTTCTTCATCATCAAGCGTGTAATCGGTATAAATCGACTTTTCAACTAAAGTAATAGGTATGAATACGTCGTTGTCTTCCAACGGGAATAAGCCTTTTACACGGACACGTACAACATTACTGTCCTCTCCGTATTTTCGTTTTAATGCAGCAATATTATCTTTATTTGTGCGAGGGCTCTTTTCAGCATCAACCGTTTGAGTTGCATATAAATCACGGTCTACCGTAAAAGCCTCATAAAAAAAGCCTGCTGTTTGCGTTGGGTTGCCGAGAATAACAAGTTTGTTATTTACACCTGATAAAGTACCATTGATAGCCTCGATAATCGCATCCATAACACCAGATGCCTCGTCAACTACAAATAATAAATTATCTTCGTGAAAGCCCTGCATATTTTCAGCCTTATTTGATGTTCTGGCAACGGCAAACCAACGTTTTTCCATTCCCTTAAGATATATGTAAGTTTTAGTCCATTTGAGTATTTCAGATAAAATCGGACTTTGTGATTGCCATTTTGACAATTCACTCCATAATACGTCGTGTAACTGATGACCTGTCGGAGCAGTAGCAACTACTCTTGCAAAAGGAAAGCAAGAAAGAAACCAAAGAATAACAATAGCCGTGGCTGCTGTCTTTCCGACACCTTGTCCCGATTTAACAGCAGTACGAGGATTATTAACCACATTATAGAAAAATTCTTTCTGCCATTCGTCAGCATCAAAGTCAAACATATCAATAGCAAATTGATTTATGTCTTTTTGGTATATGATTATTCGGCTTTGAAAAAAAGATATATGATCAATCATTTTTCGCCGCCCCCATTACTGCAGCAATCCAATCATCAGCAATAGCACTATTGCTTTGTGATGCATTTTGCTGTTCGTGAAGTTCTGCCAGCTGCTTAATACATTGAGTTTTCTGCTTTTGCACTTTGGTAAGTTCAGCTTGCAATCGAGTTATTTTCTCTATTGTGTTCTCAGAGCGCGTTGTTATTGCCTGATCCCGTCCTGGTAGTCTTTCGCCCTTAGAAATTTTCTCTGAAACAATATGTTCGTATAGTTCTTCATCAGCAATACCTTTTTCAGAATTATCAAAATGACGTTTGTGTTCTGTTACAAGAACGCTATCAACAGTAAGAGTGGATTTCTGCATTTCAAGTTTATTAAGGGCTATCATTAAGCGCCGTTCTCTAATCGTACACACTTTAATCTGTTCAAGGAGCATCATTTCCTCGTCAGTATCCATAGTATCGATTAAATCCCGTTCCGCATCCGTGAGTGTGTCCCAATAGATTTGAGTATAGCCACCGTGAGTAACTGCATTCTTATTCCCAAGAGGTGCACCGTGTCCAACAGAGTTCTTATTGCCCTTTGGTGCTCCTCTTGTTTTTTTCGGAACGCTCCCTTTATTTTTTGAGAGCGTTCCTTTTTGTTTTTCTTCCCATTTATCGGTACATTTCCACTTTCGGATTGTACTTTCTGCTTCTCCAAGTTTGGCGGCAATATCTTTTAATTTAATATTAGATTTATTATTGCACCATAACTCATAGGCTTTATCCCTGTTGGGATTTCTCGCTCTTGGCACATTGCCGACCTCACTTTCTATTTTGATTGATTTGCTATTTTAATACTTGGTAATAAGTTCAGCAGGGCTGTATTCCTGCGTTCCTTTCGTCATCATTTCGAGAAAATCATCTTTGCTTAAAGGTGAGAGCCTGAAAATTTCTTCAGGTTTCATTCCTAACTGCTTACCAATTTCCTCAACGGTCTTACCTTGTTCAAGCAACTTTTTAACGATATTTTTCATAGGCTCAAGAAGGTGTGTACCTCTTGCCCTGTTATGAGTAACCGTCCCATAAATATCTTCGCTTTCATCATCGTGTGTAACGACAACAACAGGCACCTTGTTTTTCAGTAAAGAATTTAAAGGCTCTTCTCCTGCCACGGTCCAACGGTGAAATCCATCAATAATAGTAAAATCAGGACGCACCACAATAGGGAGTGTCCAGCCGTTTGTCATTATTGATTGTGTAAGCAATTTAAGATTTTCTTTCGATACTTTGTTAGGGTTATAATCATTAGGTTTTAATAAATCACGCTCAACCCATTGCAACGAACTCAGGGGAGCGAGCAATTTTTCACTATTCATTAGTCTGAACTCCTTTGCTTTTTCGCATTATCAATGTAGTTTCCGTAGATTCTTTGATATAAGGCTCGATAAGTACGCTGTTTTGGATCTCCTGAAATCAATCCGTCATATATAGCCTTGAAATCTTTTGGAGTAGCAATAGCGGATACTTGAATAAAAAAGTTACGATATCTTTCGGCAACATAATGTTGATGTTTATTCGGAAAATATATATCCATATTATTAAACATTTTAATCAATTCCGCCTTGTAATCTTTTTTATCTTGCTTTCCTTCAAGGGCTTTTCTATTTCGAGTATTTCTTCCGAACATTTCGCTGTCCCAATATAATGCGGCCAGATAAGCATTTGGCTCTCTGCGAATAATCCTTTCCATAAGGTCAGGATAATATTCATTCATTTTCACGAGGCTTTTAGCAGTATCAACAGAAAAGAATTGAGATACCCTTAATTGACCTTTTCCTGTTCCTGATTGCCATAAATATAGATATATTTCAGGAATTTCAACCTTATTTTGTTTCAAATAAAGCCATACATCGTTATTAGTCCAATCATATATCGGAAATATCTGACGCTTATGAGTACATTTCTTTCCGGCTTTTGTCATTGTGGCTATATTAAGCAGTCGTTGTATAGATTCGGCTGTTCTTATTCCGACAATAGTTAATCCGTCTTTGCATAAACGAGGTAAAAAATCTTGATATGCGTCTGTTCGAGGATTAAGCAACGGATGACTGCGAATTGCAAAAGACGGTGGCTTTCTAATCCACACATTTTCCTTGTATCTGTCCCAACATATAAATGATTCATCGTTAGAAAGTTCGTTAAAACAGTTATAATGCTTAACCTCTATGCAGTACCACTCGAATTTTGCCCCTACCAATATGAATTTCTTTCGCCATTCTAAAACAGTTTTTTCAATGCAAGGGAATATTGCCTCTTCATCTATAAATTGTACTATTAACTGAGTAGGATTGATTTTTCCTTGCCGTATAAGTGTTAATACAAGATTAGATAAACAAAGGCTGTCCTTGCCTCCTGAAAAGGACATATAAACAGGTAATCCATTTTTGAAAACGTTTATAATACGTCTTTCAGCTGCGGTTACTACATTGATATTAGCCTTACATCTTTTTACAGCCATATCTTTTCACCACATTTAGGACAGACTACAAAAGCTTTTTCCTCTGTAATGTCTTCCCTTAAATCGGATTCTGTTTCTTGTTCAGAAATCGTTGTTTTATTTTCAGCTACTTCTTGTGCTATGGGTTGACTTTGTTGCGTTTTAATGATTTGTTCTTCTTTTCTCTTACCGCTTTCCTTTATTGCTTGGATTTCCTCCTCGTCAAGAGTTCCGTAAGATGAAAGGGTTTCCGTTATCTCTTCAGCAGTTGCAACCATTGATGATAAAACTTCCTCAGAGTATCCGGGAATATCCAAATCATCACTTAATTCCTCTATAAATGTGTTGAGTGTTTCGAGGTCATCAATGCCAAGACTGAAAATCTTGTTATCGGCAATCATAAGTTTTTTCTTGTCTGCCTCACTGAGATCCTCTCGTTTGCAACATTCAACTTTGGTATCGCCTCGCTGTTTCATAGCCTCAACCATACCATTGCCTATGAGGATTGTATTATTTTCATCAATCACAGCAAGTCGGGTTTGTCCGAATTTGTTAAGACTTCGGATAAATTCCTTTATTTGCTGTGTTGAGTGAATTCTGACATTGCTTTCAGGGTGTTTAAGTTCTGAAATTGACATTGTAATTATGTTCATTGTCCTGCCACCTCCAAAAATCTCTTTGCACTTTCGATTTTTTCAGCAGCATTTATAACAATGCTTTTATCAATATCGTAAATTTCTTTCCACCCATCTTCTATGCTGCCGGTCCATTGACGAGCCGCCCACGGATGCGTTCCGCATAGATAACCATTCTTCCAATCATAAATCGGAGGAAGTGGTAATTTATAATAGTGAATATAGGCAAGGATATGTTCGTGCTTCCATTTTGATAACGGACTATATCGTGTTACACCCTTGCCGTCTGTGTATATGTTCGTGCCTCGTCCCACAAAATTGCCGTCAGCAAGCCTTCTGCCAAGCACAAGTATATTTAAGTTATTATCCCTAAAATACTGCCTCTGGGCCCTGTGTTGCACGATAGAAAACCACCGTGCAGCAGTCTGACTGTTTTGCGGGAATAGCATATCCTGATGTTTGGATAACCACTCAAGGTCTTGATGTGTATTTATTATGGTGCATCCGCTCGGCTTATTATCCTCAATCCATTTCATAAATTCAGGATATTCCAAGTCACATACACCTATAAGGCAATCAGTTATACCGGCTCTTTCGCATATATGTCCCAATACAATACTGTCTTTACCGGCACTCCAGGCATACGCTGCCTTTTGTCCTTTTGTAACAGTTCTGATTTCCTTGATTGTTTCTTTCACAAGTTTTTCGAGGTCGTTTTTTGTGATAAACTCCTCAATATTTTCAATGGCATCAATCCATTGATTATTATTCATTGATTGTTTTTTAGCGAGAGGCAATTTCTTTCACCTCTCTTTTCCTCATTGCAATAGCAATGATTCCAGATAAAAGCACAGAAACAAGACTTCCAACAGTTTTAAGTGTTGCAATTCCCATAATTGAGCCATAAGCAAAAATCGGTAAACCTACAAGCAGAGAGCAAATAACACCAACGTATATACCCTTTGCTGTTAATCTTTTTCCCCTAAGGGTAAGAATTGTTGGCATAAGAGTTGTTGCTCTTAATGTGCCATAGAATAAAAACAGATGTGTTACTGTTATTCCTGGTACATTTGCAATCACAATAGCCACAATCAGCAACAGTACCATTACCATTTTTGATGTTCTGATATTCTGCTTTGGTGTTTCCTTTTTATTTCGGTCAACTGTCAATGATGCAGCTGAACAAAGGTTAGAATCAACGGTCGAGAGTAAGCCTGAAATTATCATAAACAGGAAAGGAACAATAATCCACTTAGGCAGAACAGTTGAAATAAATTCAAAATTCACCATTGAGGAATCATTCGGTATAAATCCTGAGCCTGCTGCAAAATATCCGACAATCCCCATTGAGAGAGGAACAATACCAAATACTAAAGCACCAAAGAAAAAGGCTTTTCCTATATGCTTTTCTTTGATTGAAAAGGTACGTTGCCAAAAACTCTGATCGCCGAATGGTCCTGAAATTAAACCTATTGTTGTCGGCAAACCATATGACAAAAAGACTTTTAATCCTGCTTTATCAAATAGACTGCTAAAATCGCCTGTAGCACCGTTTAAACCATTAAGAAGGGTAGTAAATCCACTTGTGTATTTAAAGGCAAATGGAAGGATTACAGCACATCCTATAAGAATAAAAATAATTTGAATAACATCCGTTGTTATTGATGCCTTTATACCCGAAAACTGCGAGTATGAAAAAGCAATTACTGCAAGCAGTATTGTCATTAACCAGAATGGCGCACCTGTTATAAAACTAAGCACCTGACTTCCTGCAAGTAATTGAACAGCCGTGGATAATACCGATAGACTGCCGAGTTGAAAAAGATAAACACCTTTTACCTTTTCACTTTGATACTTGTCTGCCATATATCCCGATAAGGTAACACCCTGAGGCATTTCCTTTCGTATTTTCTTAGCAAACGGAATAAAAATAATAAGGCATAGCACGTTTGGAACAAGAAACCAAAATAGTCCTGGGATTCCATTCGTGTATGCCTGTGAGCCTGAAACAAACAACGCTGGCGCCCATATCCACGTTGCCGCTATGCTCAAAATGGATATTACTGCGCCAATGTTTCTGTCGGCGGTATGAAAATCACTGCCTTTAGATTTGTGTGTAAAGAAAACAGTTGCACTTATCATTATTAGTGCGTAGATTGCCAGTATAAAAATACCGTACATAATCTTTTTCCTCCTTTATGTGTTTATTTTCTTTGCACTTATTATTGTTAGTGCGTAGATTAACACATTGCGGAAGGAGCCTGTCACAATGTTAAGCCTACTGCCTCCTTTCTTGCAAAAATAAAAGCACTCAACCGATAAAAGGTGAGTGCTTGTCATCTGGCTATAAGATTTTACAATATCATTATACATCATTTGCAATGCAATGTAAATGAAATGTTTGTGCAATCGTTATAGACTGCTATCCATTTTATCAATCAGAACATAATCAATTCCAAAAATAAGTTTTGCCATTCTCTCAACAGCAGCATCAATATCGTAATAAACCATTCGTCTTTCGATATTATACTTTTTTGCTATTTTGTTAATGGAGAGAGGAACATCAGCAATATATCTATCAAAAAGAATATTATACTTTCGCTCGTCCATTTCATTATGGGAACTAAGTTTCTTTAAAGTCTCAAGCATACAGTCAATATGTGCAACCATTATAGTGGTTTTTACGGCACTAATTTTAATACTCTCAACCTCTAAATCACTTCGATTATAAGGGTCCCACATTAAATCTAAGAAGTCAATAGAATCCTCAGCCTGCTCTACATTGTATGTAGCATTTTCTGAACATTTCTTGAAATCACGATAATTTGCAAGCAATAATCTTATATTGTGCAGACGTTTATCGTTAAGTTTTTCTAATTCCTTCTGCTGTTCTTTTTTATATTTGTCTATTGCTGCTTTCGCACCTTCTGTTGCAGCAAGTTTAACAATTTCTGACGGTTCGAGGGCTTTCTCTTTGATATTTTCACTCATTGCTAAAGCCTCCATATAATTTACTTATTTATTTGAAATCTGCTCTTTTAGCTTATTTTTAGCATCCTCAGAATCAACAAAAACAGTCTTGCCGAAATCCTGAAATAATCTACGAACAATTATATTCAATCCTGATATTTCAATATCGGCAAAAAGCAGTTCAATATCTCGCTTAGGACTTAACACCTGCTCATAACGAACAACTGAACCTTGGTGCATCTTGGCATTTTCGACGATATAAACTGCTGTTCCCAATGCACACGGTCGTCGAAACAATTTGCCGTTTTTAAGCATTTCAGCTGTATTCTCTATGAGATTTTTTTGCTTAACTAACTCAAGAGATTGATTTTGCAATATGTTCGGATCAATCTTCAACTCAAAACAGGCTTGCGTTATATACTCTTCTGTTGTATCTTTTATAATTGTTTTAAACTTTGGCGGTGTTTGGGATATAACAGGAAACAGATCTTCATCAGGCAATTGATATCTTCTTATTTGCTCCAGTATATCAACGGGGAGTTTAGTAGTATCAAGTTTTTTAGGCTCTTTCCATTCATACGGAGGGATTAAAAGTGCTTTTCCTCCAAGTAGGATTTGGTCAGTTGGTATCCAGTCCAAACAATAAATAGGAACACCTAATACCTCTTTGCATTTATTTGTCATAGCAAAAGGTATCTCTTTACTTAATTCGTCATAAGCATTAACGCCACAAACAGCAATCAGTTCTTTTTTACCTTTTGATTGCTCCTTGACGATTGTCTTTTTCAAATCTTCAAGCATTTTCTACACCTCCCAATTATTTGCACTTGGCAATGCAAGTTGTCCCGAACTGAAACATTCATACAATGTCTGATTATTGCTGCCAATCAAATATGGTAGGAATATTTCATCCATTGTAGCATTACCACATTCAATAAAAGCCATTTGAGCCATAATCCAATCCTTAACATTACGCCAAGCTGTTCGTGCTGCCTGCTCTTCATCAGCCTTCAATCGTTGCTTTTTGAAAACCAGCAAAACACCTTCGACATTTGCTTTCAACTGAAAAGCTGTCATCACTCCATGGATTTCAAGACCAAATGTGATACCTGTAGCATTACCTTTGTTATCATAATCAATCATTACCTTACGAGCGCCATGCTCGGCCAGAGTGCCTTGAATTTCACCGAGTGTTTGAAATGTTGATACTTTTGTTGTGTAGTTTTTAATTGCCATACTCCATATCCTTTCTTATCTTAAAACGCACAATATAATCTTTGCTGAGTGTTCGTGGATTGTGCATCCATTCTGTTTTTATTTCGTATGGTTTAAATCTAACATCATCAAGCGGCAGTTTTATTTTTTCAAAAAGTTTTCTAAAATAAGCAACCTCTGATTCTGCCTTTTCTGCTCTGCTTTTTAATTCTTCGTAATCTCGTAAACTAATGTCAACATGGTTTTTAACTTCAAGTTTTTCCTTTGCAATATCCGAATTAACCCTTGTTTGTAAATCAATGGCTTCGCTTACATATCTGTTAGAATCAGCAATAGCTCGACTTGCTCTTGAATTAGCCTGACTTGAAAGAATCAGGCTCTTTAAATAATTAAACATTTAGAATTATACCTCCTCAAATGACATTTGTTCGGGGTTAAGGCCTGCAGTACAAGAAATATTAAGCGACTTGCTTGGGTTTTCTTTATACAATTTCTGAATCCAATATTTCTCTCTTTCAAGAATGTTTTGGCTTTTATCCACAATTTCAATTACCTCAAACTGATAATCTAATATTCCTGAAATATCAAAACGCTCAGTTTTGAGGTGTTGCCCCCAACGAAAAATAGGAGCATAAATCGTTTGACCTACATAAAATTCGCCTGTAGACTTTTTTGATATTTTATATATGTATCCGGCAATATCGCTGTTTTTGAATGTATCTTTGGTTATGAAACTTTCATCAATTAAACCATCATCAAGACACTTCCTCCGTTCCTTTTCAATAAAGTGTCGCTTACATTTGTAACTACAAAATCTTAGGTCAAGATATTTGTCTTGTTGATTACATAATTCATTTTTTATTTCATAACTATCAAGACGGCAGTTCATATCCATATAATTAGTAACCTTGCAGCCACAGCAAGCGCAAGTGAATTCGAGACGATTAAAATATTTTTCTTTATCGTAGCAATGTTCACCGATAATAATACAATACATTGTTCCAGGGGGATATTTTCTGTTATATGCGAATTTAATGTCTTTGCCATACAAATCCTTAATTGAATCTTTAAAATTTTGTCTGCTTTCGCATATCATACAATCCATTGCAACCTCATGGCTGTATTTTTTTGAAAGACTATCCATACCAAAAGGTTGCTCGCTTTCAGGAACGATTTCATCGGCGACCTCATAGATTCGATATAGGATTTCAAGCATTTGATTTCTGTACCTCCTTTAAGCCAAAGGCTACATATCCGTTTTTCAATCCCCAACCGTTGAGAACATAAGTTATTTCATATTCTTTATCCTCAATAGGATGTTTTGGTCTATCAAAACCACTATCATATACAGGAGTAAACCTAATATGGTCGCCTTTCTGATAGCCTCTGTCATTCTCTCGGATTTCAAAGTTCTTTTTGCCGTTTTCCACATCATCACAAAAATGATGCAGCAATTTAAGATTATGTACTTTCATTTGTATTTTCCTTTCTCTTATTCTTGAAATATTCTCTGTTTGCTGATCTGAACATCATCATAAGTGTTACTGCAAATGGATATTTTCGGTCAGTACGCACTGCTTTTTTAGTCAAATGTAACACTCCCAAAGCATTGAGCGTATAAACTCCAACTCCTCTTGGAATATAACTTTTTAACTGCTCGTATGTATCTAATGTCATAACATAATAGTTATAGTCACCATAGAAATTATGACCGTTCTTTGATTTGAAATCATCAACGCAAGACTTAATCTCATAGCAATAGAAATCGCCTTTTTCAATCCCTGATATACTGTTGTTAATAGGCTTGAACAACATATAATCAACTCTTGTTTGATGACCTGTTGCATAATCAAATGTAACTTCTTTTGAAAGATATATCCTTGTATCAAGATTAGGATTAAGATACTTTTCAAGTGCTTCTGATATGGTTTTTGTTGTTTCAGTTCTTGTCATTTTGTTCCTCTTACTCATATCTAATAAAATCATCACCGTACAGGCGGTTGAGTTCATCCTCTCTTCGGGTCATATTTATAGAAATCAGGTTGACTTCTAAATATAATTTTGTTGTTGCACCAACGCTGAAGATATCTTACCTCCTGCGGTGCGTGCGGTTTATCATAAATCATTACATAGGGGTCATAGTCCATATCACGCAAGGTATAAATGCGGTATAGGTTTTCTTCCATGGTAGTGTCATAATTGCAAAGAACATATACAGAACCATAATGACCGTGCGGCTTATGCTTTGCATATTTTTTGTAAAGCGATAAACCTTTGAGGACTGCCTTTTCTTCTTTCATATAATCCCAAGCAAAGTGTATCTCTTTCAACTTAATCTGATTTATCAATTCAATGCTTTCAATTGTCAGTAATCTTGCATCTAAGCCTTGAGTGAAATCTATGTATGCTTTGCTGTCTACTAACTGCTGCAGTAAATTCAAATGCTCCTTACAAGCGAGAATGTTCGGATCAAGCAGTTTTATAAATTTCTGATCGCACCAAAACTCTGATAAGTCAGCAACCTTTTGACTGCATCTGCCTTCCTTTTCAGCAACAATGCAGAAATGACATCCACGAGGGCAACCTCTTGTAAGAAAACCATAAGCAATATCTTTTGTTAAATCAGGATATAAACTGTAATCAGGATATTGATGTTCAATTTCATCAGGCAATTTATTATCCAATCCGTAACCTGTACCGCCTTTGATAATCTCATCGGCATTAGGTATATACTCTAAATCAGGAGTATATGTATCATCAAATACCTTTGACTGATAAACTCTGTCATAATGCTTGAACAAATTACACCATTCAACATCGTCACCCTTTGCCTTATGATATGCTGATATTTTCATCAAGGCTAAATTCGGAAAATTATGACCGTCTACATCAATCAAGCCTATCTTCACATAATCCCTCCTATTTAAGCGGTAATGACTGAAAATATTTTAATTCTTGTATATCTC